ATGAAATAGCCCAGGTAATTAAAATGGGGAATAGCATGGGTCAACAAACCCCACAATTAACAGGAGAAAAAAAGTATGCCTAAGAAAGAACACAAATCAATGAAAGGAGCCACTTTGCCTAAAGATCGTTGGGAAAAGAATGAAGGCAAAATGGGTCACGAATGTAAGGAGAAATATGCCTCTGAGATGGGCAATCCTGGCGATTTAGATCGTTCGACTGAAGGATTGGCCGGCTATGTCCGCAAAAATAAAATGAAGTATTAATATGAAAGAACATGGCAAAAGCAAAGGCAAATCCCATGCTATGCCAGGATGCGAGCATTGGGAAAAGACATATGATGAGACTGCCCCGAGCGCAAATATGCGTCATACCGAAGGGGCGGACTTCAATCCCAAACGTTCTAAAGATCGCAAGACTACGCACGTCAAAGTAAACGAGACGGACAATTGATGAAAGAAAGTCAAATTGAACTTGTAAGGCTACAAGATTCCATAATAAGAGAAATGCTAGAAAGCTCGGCTGTAGATATTTCAAAACTAAAAAATGATCCTCCTTATCCTTTAGTTTGGGATAAGGATTTTAATTTTATAGGCCATAAAGTTATTGAAGAAATGATTATTGCCGAACAAGAGAAAAGCTCAAAATGATCTATGATGCTAAAGAGATGTTTGTGCAAGGGCAGAAGTTCAAGCGCAAACAGACTGCGGGCGAGCTATCTTTAAAGGCGATGGCCGATGAAGGCAAGTACGATAGCCTCGAAATTGGCCATCATCTCACGGAAGATATTGCAAAAGAGTTGGAAATCTGTGTACGTAGGCATAACCCAATTTTTGATGAGGAGGAATATTGTGTCGGTTACCTATTGGCTTCCGATCCCTTGCTCAAAAACGTTATGCGGAGAAAGTTCTTTGCTATGCTATATCTCCCATCGCCACGACCCAACCAGGCAGTTTTCCTGTATAGTAAAATATTTGACCGCTTTACGAAGCGGTTATGGGTTTTGCCTAATCCGATGACGATGGCCGAACTATCAGAAATGCCAATTGTATCTAAAGAATGGGAAACGATGAAAGCGTGGTCAGATGCGTTCTTCAAAGGAAACTTTTGGCATTTCATCAGAAAGCAACATGGGATTAACATGCTTTCAGAATTGGAATATTTACATGCCAATCGAGAAAAACTCATCAAGTCTGGATGTAAGCAAACTGATTCTCTTCCGCCCGAGCCCTTTGATTTTAGTAAAGTCGCAACGGAAAAGGTCATATACCCTCAGAAACCTCTCCCTAAGCAGGATGTTCTCAATGTCTTTAGGAAGGCACAAAGCCTCGATGGGGATATTCCCTCCCATAAAATGCAAAACAGCTCGATAATGTGCTAGATCGGCATGCAATTTTTCTTGACTATCTTTCTCTTCTTGCATTATTTCAGGTTCATACATAGGAGATTCACATGACTGATGTTGTTGAAAACAAACAGGCTGCATCAATCGGAGCCACTGCTTTCACTGACCCTACTAAAACCGCTGAAAATGCACAAACCGAAAATCCACAAGACATAAACTGGAAGAAGTTCAGAGAGAATAGAGATAAAGAACGCAAGGAACGAGAAGAATTAGAACGCGACCGAAGTAAGAAAGAGGCTGAGAATTCTGCTTTACGGGCTGCTCTTGAAGCTCTAGCGAACAAGCCAAGCCCTACACAAGACCAACCTGAAGAAACCGAAGAACAGCGCATTAGAAGGCAGGTTAAAGAAGCAGTAATAGAAGAACAAAGAACAGCCGAGGAAGCTAGGAAAAAGAAAGAGGCTGCCGAATTACCTCAGAGATTACAGCAAAGTTTTACTGATTTCGATTCCATATGCAATAATGAAAATCTTGATTACCTAGAATTTCATTACCCAGAAATCGCTGCGCCCTACAGACATCTTCCAGATTCGTTTGATAAATGGTCTAATATCTACAAAGCCGTAAAACGATTCGTTCCTAACCCAAATAGCACGAAAGATCAGAAGAAAGCCGAGAAAAATTTCAATAAGCCCCAATCTATGGCCGTCCCTGGTTCAACCATGACAACGGATACACCGCCTACAGTACTTGATGACAAGCGCAAGGAAAGCAATTGGCTTAGGATGCAACGAAGAATGAAGGGTTTGTCGGGTTAATATTGAATATTATTTCTGTCCTCTATGGTTCCGTCTTTATTAAATTTAAACTTTTCGTTGATTATATCGAGCAATTGTTTTTTCGATTCTTCATCCCATTCGTTCACCCTGATGACTTGCTCCCCATTTGCTGGGTCTAATATCTCTCGATCGAGCCAATGATGGTTGTTTTTCATTTCGATTCGTTGTTTGTAAAATTTTTAATGTCGCGAAGCATGCTATGATTAATTATCTCTCGCAAGGCTTTTTCATCATTCATTTCCATTGAATTCCATATTTCACCAGCAAACATAACAAAATCGGCTTTCGATTTCTTCAATTCTCTCATTTTTAAAGCAGCATTCATCATCATCATGAACAAAAAATACCCTTCACCATCAAGTATCATCTAGCTCTCCCAAGGTTACTCTAAAATCATAGCATGTTTCCTTTTTAAACACACCCCTCGTTTAAATTTAAACAGGGGGTTGAATTGCCCACATCTTGTATTAAATTATTTAATTTGATAATTGGAATTTAGCAGTAAGGGAAGTCGCTACCCCGTTTCCTCCTAGAAGTTTTTTTTCAGACTGAGGGCAGCTTAAAAACTGCCTTCTTTAATCGGCTGTATTGCATCTCGCCAATGCAGGCTGTATGACACCTCGCCAATGTCGGGCTGATTAGTCGCTCTCGCCCCCGACAACATTATTAAAAATTAATAACGAGGTTCAAATGTCATTATCTACTACTGGCATTACCAATATTAACAACATGGCTCCTGAGCTGCCATTGCAGTTTAGCGAAGACCTGTTATCAACTCCGATGTTCAACCTGATCCACAGCTTCGGAGCGGATCTACACTATGCGGAAGCACACATTGGCAGAACGACAAGGATGTCGCGCTATGAAAGGCTTTCTACAAATGGTGGACAACTGGATGGATCTGGTATCGACCCATCGCCTGAAGTTGTCGTCCGCACAGACGTTGACGCAGATATGGAGATATTCGCTAAAACTGTCGTAATTAACGAACAAGTAAATTTGTACGAAAATGACAAAGTATTAACTAAGTTCACTGCTTTATTAGGTCAATGGTTAAGAGAAAAAGAAGATCTATTAATGCGCGATTTGCTTTCTTCAAGCGTTAGTTATCTAAACGCCGTAGGGGGAGTTAACGGGCAACAGCCTAGTGAGATCAGCCGTAATGACATCAATAACATCGAACGCATTTTGCTCGGCAATGATGCTAGAACGATGCTTGAAGTCATAGAAGCTGACCTGAAATTCGCGACATCGCCTACACGCGACGCTTTCATTGCTTTGGCAAGCACAGACATCACCCCTGACCTTCAAAACGTACAGGGCGTATTGCTGAAAAACGCTTACCCGCATCAAGAAGGGTTAAGACCTGAAGAATACTGCTCGGTTTCTCGCTTCAGATTTTTTGTATCTTCTAAAGCTGCAAAGATCCCTGGCATCTCTCAGCCTAGCGGACAGACAGTCTATACGATCCCGATGTATGGCCTCGAATCGTTTGCTAAGGTCGATCAAAACAACTACAGCGCAATCCTAGGATATAGACCTCCTTTCGTTGTGTCTTCAGTTGAACAAAACAGCCAACTGTACGCGAAATTTGCGATAGCGCGAGCCATCACAAATCAGAACTGGATAAGTGGCTTAAACGTAACACAAAGACTGTAAGGAGCTTTATGACTTTATTAGTTCAAGGATCTTTTAAATCGACTGGAGTTGCAGTTAATATTCCGATCCCTGCAAGTGCTGACTACTTCGTCACTTTCAATCAAACGCAAGCGGCGACGACTCAGGCTACAGGACGCGGGATCAAATTTGAATGGTTTGCAAATCCTTCAATGGCAACGAATGCTGCCTATGAAACTTTCAAGACCAATTCAACCAATGCACTCAATTACAATTTGGTAACAACTGGCGGGTTTAATTACTACGCTGGATATCCACAACCTGAGGCTCCTTTCACAGGAACGGCGATCACTGCCGCTTCCCCTGCGGTTGCTTCTGGTTTTACTGGATTGCCTTATAACAATGGCGATCGTGTTGTCCTTTACAATACGACTGGTATGGAAATTATCGGGGGTATGCAATTTAGCGTTTCTTCCGTATCCACCACTGGGTTCACATTGTTAGGTTTACCAGCGGCAGGGTTTGCATCAGCAGCGACTAACGTCATTGCACGTCGCATTTCCCCTTTCAACCAGGTTCTTCCTGAATTCATGTATGTAACGGCTATTTCACAAGCTGCGCAAGCACAGGTGACAACTAGCACGATCAATACGAATGTGATTTATGTGGGCCAAAAATTGGTATTCCAAATTCCGACAAGCTTCGGAATGACTCAATTGAATAGCAACAGCCAGCCGGGTACACAAGACATCCCATATGTCGTCACATCGATCATCGATGCATACAATTTCACGATCAACGTGAACACAACTGGATTCACACCATTTGCTTTCCCTGCAAGCACCCTATCGCCAACAGCACCATTGTTCGCGACAGTAGCTCCAGCAGGATCTAGCACGCAGTATGATCCAATAGCGCAGACTTTTACAGGCTATAACTTTAATTTGCAGCCATTCAGATCCGCCCAGGAATTCCCCCTGATGAATCTTCAGGCGGGCGCACAAAGCCCTGCGGGATCAAATAATGACATCATTGTGTGGCAAGCATGGAAGGCCCCTGTAAGCCAATACGCGTCTAACGCTTAATAGAGAGGGCGCAAGCCCTCTTTTTTGGAGGAATGAATGTCTAGCATCCTTACAGATGAAGGAGCGAACGCCTTCCTTCCTCCAAGTCCTGTCTCACCGATGGCTTTGAATATTACGGCAATCACCAATGCCCATCAAATGGTGATAACCGTTTCAGGCCAATTACCAGGAAGTGTCTATATCCCTGGCCAACTCATTTACTTGAGCATCCCATTTTCATACAGGATGTACCAAGCAAATGGACTAACGGCGCAAATATTAGCGGTCAATGGCAACCAATTTACCGTAAATGTGGATTCAACGCAATTCGATCCATTCATTGTGCCAGCAATCATCTTCGAACAGCCGGCAATGCTTGCGCCAGCGGGCGCGAGAAATACTTACAACTTTACGACGATGCCATTTCATGCATTGAATGGGATGGCGGGAAACTAAAAGGAGAAAAACATGACTTTAAAAATGGCAACAGCAAGCGGAGAAGAACATGGCCTCATGAATACTGTGGCTAATTCAGTACCAGATCAAGGCTTTAAAAGATTTACTGAATCTATGAGAGAACAATTGAAAAAAGAGAAGAAAGAGAATGAAACAATCGTTAAGGCGCGCTACCTGAATTCACGCAAAGGGCGCGAAACACTTGAACGACCCTACATGAAATATGAAGGCCAGCCGATCACCTATTGGAAATTCATTCACAACCATGTCTATGACGTGCCTAAAGGGTTGATTAACGAGGTGAATGGACAGCCTGAACTGCCCAAGAGGAGCGAGATTGTGGATGCAAGCGGGAAACCGACGGTAGCCGATGGCCCTGGAGAGAAGCTGCATCAGTTTGTCCCAGCGTCTTTCTAACTTAAAAGGATAATATGACAGCAGTTGCCCAGGCGGATAATACTTACGCGAGAATCGAATTGTTGATTAGGAGATTGACTGCGTCTCCTGGTCAGCAGCAATTAGCCAGTTCAGAAATTCAGACTTTAACGAACGCGTTTTATTCAGCGGATTTCCCATACGCTATCAAGATAGATCAGATGAGATCGGTCTACACTTTCTTCACGCAACCAAACATAGACCGCTATCCGTTAGATGTGAATTACAATCAAGGTGTACGCGCACCTCTTTATATCGATGGCATCCGAGGCTTTTTCTTCAAAGATCGGGATGAATTTTACCGCCTATGGCCACGCTGGCCGACCCTTTTCAACCAATACGGGTCAACATCCCTAGAAGGTGGCATTACCGCAGCTACACAAGCTAATCCCTGTCAAATCACTAGTCCCAATCACGGATTGGCAACCGGCCAGATTATTTATATCTATGGCGTTGTGGGCATGGTGCAACTGAACAATCGGAGTTTCAATGTCACCGTAGTTGATGCAAATAATTTTACTATCGGGATTGATTCCACTGCATATACTGCGTATGTAAGCGGTGGCACATGGAATTTAACTCCTGTATCTTTCACGTTCATGCTTCCAGGGCCGTTCTTAAGCAAAGAAGTAGTGATAGGGGGCACTGACATCAATGGAAACCCATTCAGTATCAATGATGATGGCAATGGCAATTTGCAACTTCAAACTCCTAATCCTGTCGTTTCCGTGCCTTTACAGACCACAAATCCTGCTGTTCCTGGAATGTATAATGTAAATACAAGAAACCCAGGGCTGAATAATCCTACCAATGTTGGGACAGTAAATTATGTCAGCGGAGCGATAACATTCGCTTTGCCTCTTCCTCTGCAAACGGGGACGACGCTTACCATTTTCGTGTCGCAATATCAAACAGAACGTCCCAACACTGTGATGTTCTGGAATAACCAATTCCATGTACGGCCTGTCCCAAAACTTATCCATAAAATTGAAATTGAAACTTATCTCACTCCTGTACAGTTCATGCTGACGACAGATAGCCCGATATTAAATCAGTGGGTTCAATATATTAGTTACGGCGTGGCTTGTGAGATCCTGCGTCAGCGTCAGGACATGGAAGGATTAGCCAATGTGATGGAAGGCTTTAAACGGCAAGAAGCTTTGGTATTGGAACGACAAGGGACAGAAGAGATCAATTCAAGAAACAATACGATCTATAGCGGAACACAGCAAAATCTTGGATGGAATAATGGCTGGATGCAGGGGTGATATTAATGATGCCTTACAAGCCTCTTAAGGTTGCAGGAAACTCCACAGGGCTTGTCCAAAGCCGCGAAGAACATCTTTTACCCGATGACGCATATCCAATTCTTGAAAATGCCTATGTCTGGCGTGAAAGAATTGTCCGGAAGCAAGGCACAGAATTTCTGGGGAGATTTAGACGTATATTAACAGCCGCGTCTTTAGGCACGATAACTTCAAGCGGTGCAGGAATGGGCAGCCTGAACATCTTTACCGCTTTAGGGATCGCATCAACTGAGCCTAACGCCCAAATGGAGCTGGGCAACGTCACTACTATCACGATCACAATCGCTGCTCCTTTTTCTCAAACTTTGACTGATAATACGGGTACAGGCGTTTTTACAATCGCCCCAGCAGGGATCATCACCGCAGCCACAATCAACTATCAAACAGGTGAGATAACATTCACTTTTTCTGGCGCAGGTGGCCCGTCTGCTGTCACAATTACTGGAGCCTATTATCCTTCTCTCCCAGTCATGGGATTGCGTGATAGAGAAACATCTATGAGCAGTATTCCCACCACTGTGGGGTTCGATACGAAGTATGCTTATCGTTATACCTCTTCAGGATGGGTGGAATTCATTTCAGGGGCCGGCTCGACAACTTGGACAGGCGATGACGACAATTTTTTCTGGTCAACAAATTATTGGGTAAGTGCTGCCAATGCCAAACTATTTTGGACAACAAATTTCTCGGGACAATCAGGAGATCCAATTCGCTATACCGATGGCGCGTCATGGACTGATTTTACTCCTACTATCGATGCGTCAGGTAATGTCCTTGCCCAATGTTTGGCCCTAGTGCCATATAGAGGGAGATTATTAACAGCCAATACTTTCGAAGGAGCAAATCTAGCAACTTCGCAAAATTATCGCCAGAGACTTCGCTGGTCGGCAATTCCGAGTCCTTTAACTATGAATGCATGGCGGGATGACATCCGTGGACAAGGTGGATTTCTCGATATCCCCACATCTCAGAAC